TCTTTTATGCCAAATATAAATTCCATCTTTTTACCCTTCCACCGTTAAATCTACAATCGAAATTTTTAATTCATAGCCTAAAAGATCATCAATCAGTACAACTTTAGAACTTGCACTTAGATCAACTACATTTTCTAACTCATATTCGTAAATATCATTTAGAGCTTGACTAAGTATTGGTTCTATAGAATCATCACTTCCTGTTAAACTATGCCCAGCGATTGTAATTGTAAAATTAAACTTAGTTTCAAGAGGATTTTCTTTTGAAGTACCATTCAAATGGATATAATTACCTTTGACATTTATGCTTCCTGCAATATCAATTAAGTCCGTTGTTAAAATATCTTTTATTTTAGCTTTAGCTGTTGCTATCCCCATCTGTTTTCCCTTTGTCCTACTTTTACAAATTTATCAAGAGTTACTTCTCCAGATGTTTCTAAAGTATCTGCATTTTTCACACTTTTTAAAGCTTCTTTGTATAGATCTAAATCTTCATCATCTACACCATTTTTCTTTATCATAAGCATTAATCTAAAGTTAGCTATATCCAACTTCACAGTATCACCTACATCTTTTTTTCCTACTATTTCAACTGCTTCATTTAAAGCAGCTTCTAACAACTCAGGTGTTACTTCAGCAGGATTTGACAATCCTGCTTTAGCTCTACTCTCTAATCTTTCGATTAGCTCCATTGTATTTCTCTTACTGCATAAGGTCTTGTATTTACAGGAATAGCAACAGACTCACCTATTAACTCAACTCCTGAACCATCATCTTTCACTTTTACTGTAGAAAAATACTCATCAGGTTCACCAGCAATTGCATCTACATGTTCAGCATGAGTATAAAACTCTTGAAATGCATCAGTGTCAACAGGAACTAAAAGACCTTTTCCATTTTCAAAGAATTTTCTAGTATTTCCAAATTTGTCAGGATAAGCATTTACAATAGGCTTCACAATTTTCCCATTGTAATCAATACAAGTTCTACCATCAACTTCTACTTTTTTGACATTCCCATTTGTTCCAGTTAATTTTTTATCTTCGGCATATTGCCAAATACCATTAAAAGCAACTCGATCTGTCATTAGCTCATATTTTGGTACATATCCAAATTCATTTACTAGATCATCTTCATACTCTTCGAATTTTGCTTCTGGGTTAATTGCTGCTCCAAAAGCAAAAGCAGCATGATCATCTGGCTTAAACTCAAATAGAGTTTTACCGCTACCATCTTTTACAATTCCAGCCATCGCTCCAAGTCTCATATACTCTTTTGTAGCTGTAAATTTATTTTTAATTAATCCAGCTTTTTTACCTACAATTTTTGCAAAAGCATCTTTTTGTTTTTCAGGATCATCAAAACTTAAAAGATGTTTTATATCTGTAACTGAGATATTCTTTGTGTCTGCAAATCTTGCCAACTCTACACTCAATTTATGAATAGTTTCACCAGAAGAATCAGGTCTAGGAGCACCACTTGGAATAGCTTCCATAATGATAGTGTCCCCTCTCATAATAGGAATTTTTAAGTTATCAGAGTACTTCCCTTCTCTATCTTTAAAGTACTTATTACCAAAATATTCATTTGGCATAACAATTTGATTCATCATTGTACAAGTTTCAATTACACCCCACTCAGCAAGTAACGCTAATAATAATTCATTCATTTTCTAACCCTTATTTCATTAAAATATTTGGAAAACCAGCCACTCTACATGACTCGTTAAACACATTCATTTGATGCGATAATAACTCACAATCAACAGCAACAGCAATTTTGGTAGACTCTTCAGTATCAGTAGCCTCTCTTTCAAAAGTAATCATGGCAGCACCATTGATTACATAAACTCCATCATCTCTCCATTTAGTATTATCATCAATAGTATCAGCCGCTGGGTTTGCAACAATAGCTGTAAACACATGCCCTCCTGAAACAACTTCTGTACCATTTGCATAATCAGCTTTAGTGTCATCATATTCAGCTTTAAAAGCTGGTGTAAAAGTTTTACCACCATCAATAGATAACAAAGGATCTGCTGGTCCTAGTTTTGTTCCTGCTGGAATAGTCACAGTTGCAGTTACAGATTTGTTGATATTAATAAAAATATCATCTTGAGTTTTACCTCTTGTATTTAGTGCATTATATGCGCTTGTTTTTTGCATAATTTCTCCTTGTTATTTTGATCCAGCTTTAGCAGCTAGTTCTATTCTTGAATTTGTATTGTTTTGCTCTTTAGGCTTTATGTCGCGACCCAACTCTTTTGCAAGGTCGCTACCTGCATTACCCTGGATATAACTTTCAAGCTGATCATTATTTAGAGTTTTACAAAACTCTCTGTCCTTTGGTAAGATTTTATTTTGTTCAACAGCCAAGTCAATTTTCAAAGTTTTGTTTTCTTCTTTTTGCTTTTTCACATCATCTTGAGCATCTTGAACTTTGCTATTAGCTTCAGTTAATTTTGCATTAGCTTCCTCAAGCTCTATTGCAGTTTTATTTGCAGTATCCATAGCTTGAGTCTTCTCATTTTCTAAAGTCTCAATCTTTGAATTTAGTTCTTTGAATACTTCATCATCTTTTGAGTTTAAAGCTTTATTTACTAAATTTGGAGTATTTACTAAACCAACACTATCAAGTGAGAGTACAGATCTATCATCTTTATTTCGGTCCATTATAAAAGCTGGGCTCACATATCTATAAAACTTACCATCTACCAGCTCTTTTCCTAAATCATTTAATTCAAGAGAACCATAGATTCCATCTTCTCTAACTTCCAAAGAGTTAAAATCAATCCATCCAGCAGCTTTGCCACCATAAAGAACATCCCAGCCATGATTTACATCAAAAGGAAGATCTACTCCATTATCTTTAGTATTTTTTACTACTAACTCACCATCAATTTTAAAGACCCTGCCGTCAAAGCCTACCACATCACCAATAGGAGAGATAAGTACTTTCTCCCCTTGTTTAAAGTTGAGTTCTAATGTTTTTTGTAGATGAGCACTATTCTCTTTTGAATTAAATTCAATAAGAGGCTTTTCTTTTGGCAAAGATGCCATTGCAAGTGAAGTACTTGCAATTATCAACATTGCTGCTTTCTTCATTTATCTTCCTTCTTTTTTATCTATCTGCATTATGGCACACCTAAAAAACGTCGTTTATTAACAATTTTAGGAAAATACATACTAAAAATATTAGAAACTATATTGAGAATTAAAGCGTTAGATAAAAACTATAATTGAAAGAAAAAGGCATTTAGAAGATGGCAAAAGAAAAAAGTAAAAAAGCAGTTATTAAAAAACTATATATTGATAATGGTTTAGGTGATAGTGAAATTGCTACTAGACTTAATATAACTAGAGGAACCGTAAGCTATCACAAGAAGAAAGATAAAGATTCAGGTATAGATTGGGATGAAATTAGAGCTTCCAAAAAATACAATAATCTAACATCTTCTGAAAATTTTGAAAAAGACCAAAGACAATTTTTAACAACTTTATTCAATGCCTTTGAAAAAGAAAAAGAAAATATAGAACAGATAAAAGACCCAGCTGAAAAACTTACAAAACTAAATGCCTTTGCCTCTAACTACTACAAACTTAAAAGACCAAGTGTAAACGACTGTAAAGGTGTAGCTGATAAAGCTGCAAGATTAGTTTTAGAAACTATCATCGATTTTAGTGCTCATCATAATAAAAATGTAGTTATTGATTTTTTAGCAGAACACTTTGAAGATATTGTTGCCCAAACAGTAGAAAAAGTGAAAAAACACAAATGAGCCATATTTTAAAAATAAAGCCTTTTGGTATGCAAAACGATAAATCATACGACAAAAACAAAACTAGCGTTTTTAAACGGGTTTTAAACGCCATAGCAAAAGGATCTTAATTGACTTTAGAATATGAAGAACTAAAAAAAAGATTATCCAATCTTCAAACTCAAAATGACTCAGGAAAAAATCAAAGAAGAAAAAGAGCTTTAGAATCTTTTAGATACTTCGTAGAAAACTATTTACCTCATTATTTAGATGAAAATAAAAAAGAGACCTCAAGGTTTAGAAGAAAGTTTTATAAAGACATTAAAGAAGTTGAGAAGCAGAAAATAAATGAATACTTAGCATATAGAGGTTCTTCAAAAACCACTCATGGTTCGAGAGCTTTATGCCTATGGAGAAGTTTAAGAAAGAAACATACATACGTAATTCATGTTTCAGATGGTGCAGAACTAGCTGTTGAAAATTTAGAAGCTATCAAATTAGAATTTGAAGCAAATAAAAGACTTAAACAAGATTTTGATATTCAGAAAGGATGGGTTTGGAAAGATAAAGTTTTTATAGTAAAAGTTGAAGGTAAATTTATTAAATATCAATCTTTTGGTTCAGGTACACGAATCAGAGGTAAAAACTTTATGGGTACAAGACCGGATGATATCTACTGTGATGATCTTGAAAATGATGTAAATATTGAAAACCCCGACCAAAGAACCAAACTATACAAATGGATTATCAAAGTTTTATTTAAACTTCCAAATAGAAACAAGCCTTACAATATTTGGTTCTTTGGTACTGTACTACACTTTGATTCCCCACTAATGAGACTAACCCAAAGAGTCGATGTAAAAACTCACATTTATCCAGGGATTATCTCTTTTCCTAAAAATATAGATCTATGGGAAAAACTTTATGGTATTGCTAAACAAACAGGAGATGCAGAACCTGCATATATCTACTATAAAAACACCAAAGAAAAACTACATGAAGGTTTAATTGTAGATGATAGTTCGTGGTTGGTACATCAAAAAGATATGGACTATCCTGTTATCTTTTCTCTTATGCTTGATTATTTTGAAGACCCAAAAGCCTTTGGTGAAGAGATACAAATGGATTCAACTGATATAGTAGGGCAAATATTTAAACTTCAATACTGGGCTTATTTACCTACTGATTTAGTTTACTACATGGGAGTTGACTCAGCTTTAGGGAAAAGTAAAGGTGACTATGCAGCTATTTGTATATTAGGCTATTCCCCTTCTGTGAAAAAATACTTTATTGTAGATGGTTTTATTGCGAGAATACATCCAGACGATGTTGCCCAAAGAATGTTTGAGTATGCACAAGATTACTATTTACAAAATATTGGATTTGAAATAGTTCAGTTCCAAGAGTATTATAAAGATACAGTTCAAACTGAAGCAATAGATCAAGGGATACATTTTCCTGTAACTCCACTTGCAAATACAGAAGCTGGAAAACCTCTAAGAATAGAATCTATTGCACCATCTACAAATAATGGAACTATTTTATTTAACCCAAATATGAGAGCCTTTAATGAACTATTTACAAGATATCCAAAAGGACATGATGATTCTCCAGACGCAACTGAAATGGCATACAGAGTAGCAAGATACAAAACTGCAAACTTCAAAGAAGTTTTAGCGGTGCAAAAAGCGATGAAAAACAAATTTAACTATTTAAAAACGAGGTATTAAAATGTTTGATAAAATCACAAAAGCTATAAAAAGTTTAAAACCAGCACTAAAAGAAAAGATAGTCATAAAAGGCTCAGGCTTTAGCTCTAAAGCTACAATCTACAATGATATAAATATCGCACAAGTAAAGCATATCCTAAACACTCAAAACTTCACAGAAACCATGAAGCTTTACAGAACTATGTTAAAAAGAGATTGGCAAATAAGTGGAGATTTACAAGAAAGAAAGATAAGAATACTAGCTTCATCTTATGAGATTAAAGGTGGAGATAAAAAAGCACTTGATCTAATATCTGGATATTTAAAAGATATCAAGATGACTTCACTTCTGTCTGATATAAACTCAGGGATAGACTATGGTTACTCTATTATAGATTTAATATGGGAATCAAAAAGTGTAAATAATAGCACTTACTTTTTACCTACAAAATTTAATTTTGTAAATCAAATTTTTATTCAAAAAGATGATAAAAAAGGTCTCTTTATCCAAGATGACAAACTTACTAAACACTACTTGGAAGAGAATCATTATAAGCTTTTATTTCATACCCACAAACTAGATGCAGGTGATATTTTAGATTATTCTACACTATCAAAGCTTATTTGGATATTTGCAATTAAACATTTTATTGTAGGTCAGTCGATGAACTACTGTGAGCTTCTTGGAGTACCTCCTATAGTTGTAAACTCAACTGCATCAGATAAAGAAACTATCTTACAAATGTTCGAACAAGTACTTGAACTTAGATCAGGAAGTGCTGGTGTATTTGGAAAAGAAGATAAGGTATCTTTAGTTGAAGGTAAAGCAAATGGAGAGATGTTTATGAAGTTTATTAAATATGCAGATAATGCTATCTCGCATATTATCCTAGGTGGGACTATGTCAAGTTCTGATAGTAGCTCTGGAAGTTATGCTAGAGATAAAACTCACAACGATATTAAAGAAGCCTATCATAAAGCAGATATGAACCTTATATCTGAAACAGTAAATGATCTAATCAAAATGATCTGTAATCTAAATTTTTCAGACTTAAAAGAGTATCCAATTTTTTCTCTTGAATTTGAAAGCTCAAGCTCAAGCACAAAAGAAAACAACAACACTAACTTTTCAAGAGCAAATCATAAAGAATACAACTCTAAAACAAAACCAAAAGATAAGATTGATATTCAAGCTAACTCTTTAGATACAAAAGATATTGAAGAAGAGACCTTGCAAGATATAGAATCAATCATAGAAGATGCAGACTCTTATCAAGAAGCAATGACAATACTAAGTGAAGAGTATGAAGAAATAGGAGATGAAAAGTTAGAAGATTTAATGACTAACTATATTTTTAACTCAACTATACAAGGTGATTTAGATGGGCAAAACGATTAATATAGATTTTAACAAAGCTCCAGCTGCTACTATAGCTTTTTTAAAACAGAAGAAGTTAAAAACATCTTTTGATTATAAAGAGCTTGAGAAAGAAGCTCATGAAAAAGCTTTTACAGTTGCAAAGATTATGCAAGTAGATGTTTTATCAGATATTCAAAGCTCTTTACTATCAGCCATGAAAGAAGGCAAGAGTTATAAGAAGTGGGAAAAAGATATCAAACCAACTTTAATAAAAAAAGGTTGGTATGGAGAAAGAGAAGTTACAAATCCAATTACAGGAGAAGTAAAAAAAACATATATTGGATCAAGAAGATTAAGAACTATATTTGAAACAAACATGAGAACAGCTCATGCAAAAGGAAGAGCAAATAATATATATAAATCTCTAAATGAGTATATTCAATATAAAGCTATATTAGATTCAAAAACAAGACCTGAACATAAAGTGCTTGACAATATAATAAAACATAGAGAAGATAAGTTCTGGGATAAAAACTTTCCACCGAATGATTATAGTTGTAGATGTTATGTAAAAAGTTTATCAAAAAAAGACCTAGAGAGAAGAAATTTAACAGTTGACAAAGAAGATTATGGAGTAGTTGCATCTGAATCTTTTGCATATGATTTAAGATATCTAGATAAGGAAGCTTTAGAAAACACTTACTACAACAAAGCTATAAAACTTGCTAAAAACTGTGTAGAGTTTAATGCTAAAAACATACCTTGCAACAGTTCTAAGAAGATAGTTCAAAATGCAATAGAATATATCTACTCTCAAGAGAGAATAAAAAACTATACAAGTTTTATAGATGAAGTTTCAAAAGATGTAAAACATCATAAAAATTTAGTAGCGGCAGGAGCAATAGCTTTTGAAGTATTTGAATTTTTGAAAGCAAAAGAGATAGTACCTAATACTCCACATATATACTTAAGTAAAAAAAGCCTAGTACATATGACCAGAGAAGCTAAAACAAAAAGAGACCAAGTTCTGAGTTTAGAAGAGATTAGAAATATTCCTAATATTTTAAATAATCCTAAAGAAATACTTTACGATACTGAACACAAAAATATTATATATGTTTATGATTCTTTGGATGACAAAGAAAATAAAATAGTACTAGAAATAAATTATAAATATAAAAAAGAAGATTTAAATATGATTGTAACAACAGGAAAAGTCAAAAGTGAGAATCTAAAAGAAAAAAGATATATAAAAATAAAATAAGCAGATGATGGGTATCGAAGCCCACGACACGCTGACCTAAAAGGTAAACCGCTCTACCACTGAGACTTACATCTGCTTTATAAGGAATTATAACATGAATAATCTAAAAACATATGAATCAAACTTAAAAGTATTGGGAAATTTCTTAGAAGACCTTGAAAAAAGAAGTAATAATATGAAACCTATCATGCATACAATTGGTGAAACTGTAGTTACTAAAAGTATGGAAGCCTTTGAAAAAGAAAGAGACCCTATAAGTGGAATACCTTGGTCTCCTATAAGTGCAACCTCTCTTTTTGCACAAACAGGTGGTAAAAAGAAGTCTAAAATAAAAAGTGGGAAAAGACATACAAAAACATTTTTAAGAAAAGCTGCGGCTAAAAGAATATTAAGAGATAGTGGGGATTTACAAAATTCTATTGATTATACAGCCACAAAAGATAGTACGGAAATTGTAGCAGCTAAAGAGTATGCAGCAACTCACTTTTTTGGAGATGATAAAAGAAATATAAAACAAAGAAGATATATGCCATTTACAGATGAGCTGGATTTAGATACTAAAACAACAAATGAGATTTTAGAAGATATAGGGAATTTTATAATAGATGAAAACTATAATAAAAAAGGAGTTAGAGGAAAGTTTTAAAAAAGCTTTGCTTGTTTAGGTTTTGAGTCTCTTATGATTTTATAGATAGTATTCATACTCACATTATATTTGGTAGCAAGAACCGCATGATTATATCCATTGAACTCAGCTATCACCTTCTTTTCATAATTAGGCATAACTTTTGGAATATAGATAGAAAAACCTCCAAACTTTTTATAAAGTTGCTCTATAGGCGTACCATCTTGCACCGCTTTAGCTATCTCTTCAATAGTATACATAAGAACTCCTTTATAATTTTATTGTTGAAAGTATAACAAATTTTATTGCATAGTGCAAGATATATTATAAATAGTCTTGCTATTTGATAGTTTTAAATATTAGTATTGCATATTGTGATATATGCTTGGATAGTCTGGCATCAGCTTGACTGATGCCAGTTTTTATGCAGATAATAAGTTAGATATTTTTGAAGATATTTGAAGTTGTAGCCTTCCACTGTGAACATATTGTGCAAAGTCACCTTTTCTATTGTGTATTGAAGCTATTTCTACACCTTTTTTAGTGTAGTATGTTGTTTGACCAAGATATATAAAACCATCATTCTCTTTTATGATATCTTTATGGTAAAGCTTAAGCACTCTTAGTGTCTGTGCTTCCACTTCCATTAGTTTTGCAAGTTCAGAACCAGTGATAAGGAATCCATATGTTTTATCACAATAAGCAGTTGCTGTTATATCTTTAAATTCTATAGTAAAACTTGCGTTTGGATTTACTCCTCGATGTATCTTATGAAAATCTTGCATATCTCCATCAAACAAAGAATAGCTTCCTGTTTTTCTAATTGATGGTAGCACCTCTTTTGTAACCCATCTTTTAAAAACTCTAGCCTCTTCTTTATAAGATGAAAATATCAAATGATATAATCCACTCTCTGTTACATAATTCATATCCCTTTTTTGACCACCTGATGTAACTTTCAGTAAGGTCAGGTCTTCTTCATCTAACTTAGAAATTGCTCTTGACACATTTTCCAGTTCTAAAATATTACACACATCTTTTGCATTAAATAATGGCTCGCCATTATCATCCATCACAGTTCTTACTTCATTGTCATTGAAGTTTAGTGGTACTATAGTCATTAGCTACTCCTTTGTTGTTTTATATATTCCTGTTGCCTCTTAATTAATGCATCCCTCTCTAGCTTTTCTATCTCCTCGATAATATTTTCAATACCATAATAGGCTGTTACTAATGTATCAGTCATATAGTCATATCCATCAATCTTTTGATTGTCTATAAGCTCTTTGACTGCAAATATCATTGAGTTATATCGTTTTAAGTTTGTTCCTGTAAATCTTGATAGTTCCATTTTATACTCCTAAATAATCAACTATTCGTTGTTTTATTTTGGAATACTATCAGTTTAAATTTGTTTTGTCAAGTAGTTTTATCAGTTTATATTTGATTTATTTGTTAATTTCGTCAGTTATTAGTTGTTTTATGGTGTTATATTTTCTCTCTGTTTTTAGAAGTTCAAACATCTTTAAAGCCCATACAGGAGTTTCAACAATTCCCCTAGACCATTTACTTACAGTTTCTTCATGGACACCAATATGTTCAGCTAGTTGCTTTTGAGTCATACCTAGCTCTTTAACTGTTTCTTTTATTATATTACTCATCTATTTCCTTTAAGTTTTATATTATACAAAAAGTTGCATATCTGCAACCTTACATCCTCTCCAAAGCCACAATAACCTTAGTAGCTTTACCTTTCAATAGATCATCAAGCAAGATAATCTTAGCCTTAGTGATTTTAAACACAAAGTTTAGCAAGGCCTCTTCACTCTTATTTCTAGCCTTTTCATTCCAAAGTACTCTTATCTTCTCTTTCTGTAGTTCTGTTACAAACTCTTTATTTTCAACAGGATGAAGCATAGGAATATCACTAACATTTCTTTTACAAAAATCTAACAAAAGTTTTAATTGATCTATTGACAGCTTCTTTGTACTATCAACTCCAAACCTAGAATTTATGAAAGCCTTTCTATCTTCATCCTCTTCAAATACATTTTTTTTATTTATCTGTATTAGCTTGATAAGTTGTTTTTTGTATTCATTTTGTGTCATATTCTTCCTTATATAAATTTTACAACGGTTCTACAACCTTTACAACAATACAACTATTTTTAAAAGAGTACGATTTCACGGTAAGAGTAAGGCTTTTTTTAGTTGTAGTTTTGTTGTTAGTTGTATAGTTGTAACAGTTGTAAGGGTTAAATTACTTTGTAGAGATGACTTCTTCCACCTTTGTCACAAGTCCAATATTTTCCTTCATATTTTTTCAGGAAAGATGTAGCTGTCTTATCAGCACTTGTAGTTTTTAAAGCTTCATGAAGTAAGTCTCCTTGTTTCATAGGATCTTGATTCTGTCTTAGAATAGTAACTACTTTTCTAATCTCTAATTGTTCAGTTGCAGGAATACATATCTCTTCGTAGTCAAGTATCTCGAGATCATATCCTTCTTTCATTCTGAAGCCACAATTCTCCACTCTAAAACGTGATTCATCTTTTTCCAGTTTATAAACTTTTCCCTCTCCATTTTCATACTCAAGAGTCAATTTGTATATAGTATCTGTTGCACTTTTAAATACAGTAGATCCTTTATAATTAGGATCCTTTTTATTGGTATGATGTAAGATGATAACAGTAGCCCCTGCAGCTCTTAAACATTTCATTTTGCTCATAAAAGTTTTAACTGAGTTATCGTTTGATTCATCACAAAAGTCAGTTGCTGAATCAAACATGAAAACAGTATCATCATAATTCCTGCTAACAGTATCTGCATCTTTAACTAAAATATCAAGAGCATCTTTTGCATCTATAAGAACAATACTTTCATCTCTAGTCACATTTTCAAGCTCTTCAGGATGAATATAATCAAATCTATCAGACAACTCTTCCCAGAGTCTATCCACCCCTCTATCTTCAAGAGCGATAAGAGGATTATCATTGTCATAATATTCAGTATATAGTTCTGTATTTTGATATATCCATTTAACCAATCCACAAAGAAACATACTCTTCCCTTGCTTTGGTGGTGCATAGATAATATTTATAGTATTTTTAATTAAAAAGTTAGGAATAATATGTTCAGCTCTTATAGCTATCTTCTTTTTCTTTACACCTTTTCCTCTAAACCTACTCATTTAGTAGCTCCTTTTTTTACATTCATTAACGCATTCTTCAACCAATCTTTTAGCTCTTTTGCTTTAAAAGCTTTCTCAGGTTGATTTTCAAGAAGTTCAATCATCACATCAAAGTCATGTTTAACTTCTTTTGTTTTT